CGCAGACCTTGCGGAAGACAGGATGCGGCGCGGACAAGGTACTGCAAAGGATTACAAGGAAGCGCAACAGATATTTGACGACCTTTCCAAGAGTTCAAACTTTGCGGCCTGCCGTAGAAAACCGGGTGAGAGCGCTGGAATGGGATCTCTCGGTGAGATTATTCTCAGGCTTGAGACGCAGGGTTATCTAGATGAGAATCCATACACGTTCCCTGACGATGACGTGGATCAGATCATCGCTGCTTACAAATATACGCTTGAAGCGGTCGGAATGGAGATTCGCTGATGGCAAATGTCGAAAAAGCTTCGCAGATCAGGGAAATTAAAAACTACGAAGCTTGGGCCAAACAAATCTGGTTCTGGCGAACGCATCTTGACAGGTTTATTGAAGAATACTTTCAGATCAAACTAAAGCCGAGCCAACGTGTAGACGCTCGTATCTTTGGATTATATCGGAACATTGATCTGGTTAAAAACCGTGGCGCCGGTAAGACATGGCTGATTGCGATCTGCTGTATCGCGCTTGGCGTATTGTATCCCGGAAGCCTGATTGCTGTCGTATCTAGTACAGCAGAACAGGCTGTTCTGGTTGTCAAGAAGATCGAGGAAAAGTTCCTTGTTTATCCTGACGTGCTGCGGGAGATCAACGCAAGCCGGCATAACAAGCCGGTGCAGATTAACCCGCATAAAGGCGTATGCTGGCTGAAAAGCGGGAGCAAGATCGAAAGCTATTCGATGGGTACGCTGCGCGGTAACCGTGCAAAGATCCTGATCTGTGACGAGGCGCCGGAGATTCCGAAGAACGATCTTGACGCAGTCGCAAAGCCGATCATGAACGAGACGCGTGATATCTGTATTCAACGTGGTATCGCGGACTACGACAGCAAGATCATCAGTATCACATCTGCTTGTCTGAAGAACAACTACTTTTATACTTCGTTTATGAACATCCTGAAGCGAATGGCCAAAGGCGAGGACGGATGCTTCGCGTGGGCCATGACTTATAAAGAAGCGGTTCGCGAGGGAATTTCCAAACAGTCGTTCTTCGACGATCAACGAGCGGACATGACCGAGGAAAAGTTCATGATGGAATATGAATCCAAGTTTCTCGGTGCGGCGGAAGGTGCTGTATTCCCGTTTGACCTGACAGACAGATGCAGGACGCTGACGGATGTTGAAGTTGCGCAGCCGGCGAAGTCTACGATTGAATATGTGATGTCTCTGGATATTGCGACGTCGAGCGCAAGCAATGCAGACAACGCGGTGCTGACAACAGTTAAACTGGTCGAAATGGATAACGGCGGATACCTGAAACAGGTTGTCAGGATCCAGTCGTTCCACGGATTGCGTCTTGATTCACTGGCAAGGGAAGTGCGGAAGAATCTGGTTCTGTTCCCGAATACGATCAAGGTGATCGTTGACGTACGCGGTTTGGGAGACGCGTTCCCGCAGTTTATGAATAAGCCATGGACGGATACTGCGACAGGCAAAGAATATCCTCCGCTGGTTCGGGATGACGAGCCTACGCTGATTGATAATGCAGTTCCGCTGATTCATCCGTTTATGGCGAACAACTTGCTAAACAGCCAGATGGTTAGTTTCTTGACGATCGCGCTGACAAACGGAAGCATCGAACTTCCGATCAATTCGAGATACATCATTAACAACAAGATTGCCGACCGTGACGGCGAATCGAATGACTCCGGCAAAAAACTGACGATGCCGGAGAAAGCGATCTTTGTAGAAGCGGACGCATTGCAAATCGAGATGGGCAACATTATCGGAAGACAAGGCGCCAATGGAAACGTGCTGTATGACTCAGCTCGTGCAAACATGCACAAAGACCGTTACAGTTCGCTTGCAATGGCAATTCATTATATCAGCGGTCTTGAAGAAGAACGCAAAAGAAAATTAATGCGCGGCGGTGCCGAAATGGTTTGGGGCATCGTCAGTTCAGTAAGATAACAGGAGGTGGGCGACTTGGCCAACGATCTGAACAATATGAGTTCCAAAGAAGTAGAGAAGCCAAATGCTTCCTCCTTTGCAGTCGGCGAAACGCTGAACGATGTTACCGGAACGTTTAATGAACGTTCCATTACATATAACGGCTCTCTTCAGAATTATGACTATGCGGCTTTGCTTCGGCAGAAGCAGCAGAATATCAACAGGTTTTACGAACTGAGTGATTACTTCGTGGACGCAGATGAACTTGTCGGCGGTGCGATCCATCATATCTATGTTCCGTTCAGCCTGATTGACGGATGGTATCTGACGGGCGGAGACGATAAAGTCCGTGATAAGTATAACGAGTGGTTTGAACGCATCTCACTGAATGAAAAGCTGAGGAGCTGGTTCTACCAGTATTACCTGTTCTACAATGTATATTTCTCGCTCATGGAAGACGGCGATCTTGTTACGCTGCCGCCGCACCTGATGCAGATTACGAACGTTGCGGTTAACGGCAATCCGCTGTGCCAGTTCAATGTCAAATCGCTGAAGCAGGACCTGCGCAAAACTTCGCAGAGTACATGGAAGAAATTCCTAAACGACGAAGAGATGAAGATCCGAATCGCTGGGTATCCGAAAGAGGTTACCGAAGCGCTGAAGAAAAACGTTGAGTGGGTTCAGCTTGATCCCAAGTCTACATGGATATGGCAGGGAGACAAGCCGGAATGGAGTCGGTACGCGATTCCGATGATCAGCACTGCGCTGATTCCGCTCGGACAGAAGGCGCTGATCCGTCAGGAGGAAGACGCGCTGCTGAATCTGGCTGCTGCTTCCTTTGTACATGGCGCTGTCGGTTCTCCGAAAGACAGCAATATTGTGGTTGACAATCCGATTCTGAACGCTGTGCTTGGCATTACAAAGAACGCCATGAAAGCCGGCGGTGGTATTGCGGTCACAAACGACTGCGTGAAATATCAGGTAATTCAGCCGGATCTGGATCATTTCTATGAAGCTGACAAATACAAGTCTGTGAATGAAAGCATCCTTGGCGCGTTCGGTATTAACGCCAGCGTGTCGTCCGGTTCTGATAACTCTGTATCGTTCGGCGCTTCGCAGATCAGTACCAAACTGGTATCGATGCGAATCAACGCTGCCCGTGAAAGCATGAGCAAGCTGATGAACAAGATCATGCGGGCGGTAAACGGTGCGCCGTACGGACTGCCGCGATCCAACGACAAGAAGATTCCGACGTTCGTGTTCCCGACCTGCGACCTGACTACGGTTGATGCGTTCAAGGAAGAATGCATGAAACTGTATGACAAGGGCGTATTGAGCGTCAAGACGCTGCTTGAATCTTACCGCGTCGATATTGATACAGAACTTGAGCGCAAGAAGGCAGAACAAAAGAATGGCGTTACCGAACTGTTCGTGGCGCCCGGTAAGGCAGCAACGAACAACAGCAATAACAATGATAACGACAGTGAGGACGTAACGGTCGGTCGTCCGACAATGGACGACAGCGAACGGCAGTCCGATCCCGGTAATTCGGAGACCGGACGGCAACCGAAACCGTCAAGTCCAGAAGGTTCTGAACAACAGGAATAAAACAATAAGGAGCCGGTGATACCGAATGAGAGATAACACAATTACGGCAACTGCCGGTGACAAAACATACATTAAGACTGACCCGGTGTTCCAGTACGACTACGGTCTGAAACTGATTATTGAAGGCGTGACGCTTCCGTCAGAATACGAAGTGCAGTTCTGCAACACAGACAGCGCAGCGGCGAAGACGGCAACCGGTGATTCGACCGGTGTTGCGATTCCGGATGAATACCTTCGGAATGGCGAAGATGTTCATGCATACCTCTTCCTGCATACCACTGAAGACGACGGATTCAGTGTTTACCATATCCATATTCCGGTAATTGGACGTGCAGCGATCGGTAAAGAAGAAATTACGCCGATCGATCATACAGAGATCGAGGAAGCGCTGGAAACCATGAACGAACTGGTCGAGGAGTCTGAAGAGAACGTCCGGAATTATCCTTATATCAATGAGGAAGATTACTGGATGGTTTACGATTCCGAACAGGGAGAGTTTGTGAATACAGGCGTCAAGGCGAAAGGCGACAACACCTACGACCTGACGATTGGTACGGTTACGACGCTGCCGCCCGGATCGCAGGCTACAGCCAGCTTGACATGGGAAGACGGAAACGCATACCTAAATCTCGGCCTTCCGTCCGCCGACATATCGTCCATCGTTTCGATTTACGATGAGCGTACGAACTCAAATGACATTACGATTTACGACGGCGCGGATGATTACGCAGTGTCTGAAATCAGGATCCTGATCGAGCCGATTCAGGAAGGAACCGGCACACCGGGTCCGAGAAACATCCGGCGC